TTGCGTCCACACTCTCTTTCATTTCAGGAGAATAATAATGGCAAAAGCATTCGATATTTCTAAATTTAGAAAGTCGATTACTAAGTCTATTGATGGACTTAGTATTGGATTTAATGACCCTACCGATTGGGTCAGTACAAACAACTACGCATTAAATTATCTTATCAGCGGAGACTTTAACAAAGGTATTCCACTAGGTAAGGTTACGGTATTTGCGGGTGAATCGGGCGCAGGCAAATCATTTATCTGTTCAGGTAACTTGATTAAGAACGCACAAGCACAAGGCATTTTTCCTATCTTAATTGATACAGAGAACGCATTAGACGAAGCATGGCTTCACGCATTAGATGTTGATACAAGCCCAGATAAGTTGTTGAAACTTAACATGGCTATGATCGATGATGTGGCAAAGACTATTACAGAATTTGTTGCAGAATACAAAACAATGCCAGAAGAAGACAAGCCTAAGATTCTTTTCGTAATTGACTCTTTAGGTATGTTGTTAACTCCAACAGACGTTAATCAGTTCCAAGCAGGTGATTTAAAAGGTGACATGGGTCGTAAGCCCAAAGCACTTACAGCACTTGTTCGTAACTGTGTTAACATGTTTGGTGCTCACAACATTGGACTAGTTGCAACTAATCACACATACGCTTCGCAGGATATGTTTGACCCGGACGACAAGATCAGCGGTGGACAAGGTTTCATCTATGCCAGCTCGATTGTGGTTGCTATGCGTAAACTTAAACTCAAGATTGATGCAGACGGTAATAAGACTACAACTGTAAACGGTATCCGTGCAGCTTGTAAGATTATGAAAACACGTTATGCAAAACCTTTCGAAAGTGTGCAAGTTGAAATTCCTTATGAAACAGGTATGAGTCCATATAGTGGATTAGTCGATCTGTTTGAAGCTAAAGGGATGCTCAAGAAAGAAGGTAACAGCTTGGTATACACAACTAGCGATGGTGAAGTTATTAAGCAGTTCCGTAAGGCTTGGGAGAAGAACGAGAAGAACGGTCTAGACATTGCAATGGAAGACATTTCTAAAAACGGTGAAAAAACCGCTTCAGAGATAACTACTAGTGTTGAACCTGAAACGGAGATTGATGAATGAAAGAAGACCTAATTGCAGATTTGTGGAATGTTATGATCGAACACATTCCGGAGAAGCAACGTAAAGATGTTGCTGCTGACTACGTTAATACTTTATTAGATTACGGTGTTAAAGAGTCAATTATCGAAAGTTTAATGGGCGTAGATCCATACCTAGATAGTGCCATCGAATATGCAATCGATGGTGAGGAAGGCGAAGAAGACGATTACGATTACAACGAAGACGAGGAATAAATGAATTGGTACGACAAGGTTAGTAAAGACATTTCTCATATACCAGATGCTGTAGCATTCTATGAGTCTGAACTATTACAAGCAAAATTTGATTGTAAAGTTTCAGGTAGCTTAGAGAAGATTTCAGCAATGATGCCAGGTATTGTTGAGAATCGTTTTAATCAACTTCAAGAAATTGAAGGTATCCTTGAGTACTTAAACATTGAACTTCGTCGACTACGTAGTCAACATTTTCGCAAGTATTTAGAAAACTATCAACGTGCTTTATCTTCAAGGGACTGTGAAAAGTTCGTTGAAGGTGAAGCTGACGTTGTAGACTTTGAAAAGATTATTAATGATTTTGCCTTGCTACGTAACAAGTGGCTTGGCATTATCAAAGCATTAGACATTAAGCAGTGGCAAGTGTCAAACATTGTTAAACTGCGTACAGCAGGCTTAGAAGATGCCACACTCTAATAACCCACCTTGGTTAAGTAGAAATACATTCGTAGCTCCATTGTTAGCTCCAAACTCAACTATTGTTGATTATGGTTGCGGAAACAAAGAGTTTTTAAACTATTACCTTCCTTCTGAATATTTAGGAATTGATAAAAATCCAAATGCTAACATTGTTGCTGATTTAGAAACATATATTCCTGATTCCAAAGTCTACGATTACGGATTAGTACTAGGAGTTTTAGAATATCTAAATCGCCCTTTTGAATTTATCAAAAAAATAAAACCAACGGCAAATTGTTTCATTGTTCTGGCACTTATTAAAGCTAAGAAGAAAGAAGAATGGACTAACCATTTTACAGAATCAGACTTTCTTGAAAATTTACAATCTATATTTTCTGATGTAGAAATGCAAACTCACGAAAGATATCATATTTTTATTTGTCAATAATTTCAGTTATTGTCTCTAACAAATTTTCATAATAATATCTACCATTAAATGCTCAGATAAATATCTGCATGAAACGCATTGTACTTATTACAGGGGGGTTCGACCCCCTTCATTCTGGGCATATCGCCTATTTTAAAGCAGCCAAACAACTTGGTGACATACTTGTCGTAGGTGTGAACTCTGATTCCTGGTTAACACGGAAAAAGGGCACACCGTTTATGCCTTACATGGAACGTTCGGCAATTGTTCGAAACATTGTAGGTGTAGATTTTGTCATAGACTTCGATGATAGTGATGGAAGTGCTAAACATGCAATTCAAATGGTCCGCGCAAGTTATCCACAAGATACAATAGTATTTGCTAACGGCGGCGATCGCACACAAACAAATATTCCAGAAATGGATCTTAATGATCCTAATGTAGAATTTGCATTTGGTGTAGGCGGAGAGGATAAAAAGAACTCTAGCTCATGGATATTACAAGAATGGAAATCTCCTAAAACTGAAAGACCGTGGGGATACTATCGAGTACTACATACTGTAGGACCTGGTGTAAAAGTAAAAGAACTTACAGTAAATCCTGGTTGTACTCTAAGTATGCAGCGGCATGCACATAGATCAGAGTTGTGGTTTGTCGCAGAAGGTGAAGCTGGGCTGAACTGGGAATACGGAGGCGAAAGAATTAAAATCTACAAGACTGAAACTATTAACGTAGGCGAGTGGCATCAGTTGCATAACTCTACCGATAAGCCATTGAAGGTTGTAGAGATCCAATACGGTGATCGCTGCGAAGAAGAGGACATTGAAAGAAAATGATTAAAGTTTTTATAGGCTACGATCCACGAGAAGCAATTGCATATCATGTATGTGCAAATAGTATTATCAGACAAGCAAGTCGCCCGGTTAGTCTTACTCCGTTGGCTCTTAATAACTTTAAAGATTATACTGAAACACACATGGATGGAAGTAATCAATTTATCTATAGTAGATTCTTAACTCCGGCACTATCTGATTACATGGGGTGGTCGATCTTTATCGACGGCGACATGATTTTACGCGACGACATTAATAAACTATGGGAACTTCGAGATCAATCAAAGGCAGTAATGGTTGTTAAGCATGACTACAAAACCAAGATGGTCGAAAAGTATCTTGGTGCGAAAAATGAAGACTACCCTCGCAAAAATTGGTCTAGTGTTATTATGTGGAATTGCAGCCATCCTAAGAATCGTGTAGTCACTCCTACATTCGTTGAGCAATCAACCGGCGCACAACTTCATAGATTTACATGGTTAGACGATTCAGATATCGGAGAGTTGCCTATTGAGTGGAACTGGTTGCCTGACGAATTTGGTCCAAATGCAAATGCTAAACTATTACATTACACATTAGGAACTCCTAGTTTCCACGAGTTTGCAACAACACCAATGGCCGACGAGTGGCATCGTGAAAGGCAGCTTACAGATTATTGCCTACAAAGAAAGATATGATATTTTTAAGTAAAGGCGGCGAAGACGAATACATTAATATGTTTGCTGCTGGATGCAATGCACTCCCGATTTCTACTGAAAATTTTGTTTATGAAGACAGTACTGACCCTATTGTTATGCGTGGAATTCTTAAACATAAAATTATGAAGCGTTGTTGGGAAGATGGCAGAGATTTCTATTACATCGATACTGGGTATTTTGGAAATGAACGAAACGCCGGCAATCCAAACGGGTGGAAATATTGGCATAGAATTGTAAAGAATAATTTACAACACGGAGAAATAGTTACACGACCCGATGACCGATTTAGGCAGTTTAACAAAACATTTAGTCCTTGGAAAAAAGATGGACGATCGATACTAATTGCAGCACCTGACGAAAAGCCTTGTAAATTTTACGGCATTAAAAAAGACGAGTGGATTAAACAAACAGTAGAAACTATCAAGCAACATACAGATCGTCCCGTCATTGTTCGTGAACGTGCAGCTAAACGTATTGATAGAATTGCTACAGATACCCTACAGCAAGCTCTAGATAACGATGTATTCGCTTTAGTTACTTTTAACTCTGTAGCTGCTGTAGAAGCTATTTTTCACGGTATTCCAGCATTTACCATGGCTCCTGCAAACGCCGCCAGTCCGGTATCATTACAAGATCTGAGCCAGATAGAAAATCCGTACTATGCAGATCAAGATAAATTATACTCATGGGGTTGTCATTTAGCCTATGGGCAAGTTCACGTAAACGAATTAAAAAATGGCCAAGCAAAACTTTTATTAGAGGAATATCATGGCAATTAAGTATGTAGTAGCTCATCGAACAGATCCTAACAATGTTGGAGATATTGCCAGCAATCCACTTCAATATTTTTTACCGCGAGACGAATATGAGATTATTGATGTTGCTGCATTGGGCGATACTGCATATACTGAAAACGTTCCGTTAATCGTAGGTGGTGGTGGATTGATTGGTAATGAGTTTATGGGTGATGAATTTTTATCTAAACTATTAGAGTCTTCAGACCGGATGCAGTTGGAGAGATTATGGGCTAATTCGTGGGAAGTATCGAATCCATCCCACCATACATTGTTTCGAGATTTTAATACTAAGTATCACGAATTAATTTCTTCAACTATGGAAAAGATATCTCCTGTAACTGCTCCTAGATATATCTGGGGTGCAGGTCATAACAGTCCTACAGATACGGTATTTGAAAAAATAAAGTGGCCAAAGGTGTTATCGAGATATAAATCCATCGGAATCCGTGACTACGATAAAAACTCAAGATTTACCTGGACGCCTTGCGCTAGTTGTATGCACCCAGCACTATCTAAGACCTATGCTGTTAAAAACGATGTAATTTGGTTTGAACATAAAAAACAGTTAATAAAAGATTTTGGAAAAGATCCAATACCCCGATTTATTAATAGTGGTGATAACATAGAACAGACTATTGAGCTATTAGGTAGCGCCAATACGATATTAACTAATAGTTATCACGGTGCATATTGGGGAACATTGCTTAAAAAGAAAGTAATAGTTGTGGGTGGGGCATGGAGCAGCAAATTTAAATTTTTTAAGCACCCTCCTATTGTGCTCAATAAGAAGGAAGAATGGCAAGATTATCGAGAAGTTGCGCCAATCTATGAAAACGCATTAGATGAATGTCGCATAGCAACTCAAGAATTTTGGAAAGAATTAAAAGATAACAGATGACCTCAGTATCGATATACCATAGAACTGTTCCTAACGCAAAGAACCAAGAGAAGATAGACCTATTGCGATATTTTTCTCTTGGGGTAGCTGCTGCCGGAGATTCTGCGGTTAATTGTAATGATTACAATTATCTTCCAACAGATGTTGGTGTAATACAAGGCTGGTTAGGACAAGGACCAGTAACTACTTCACATTTAATTTTACGAAATACTGTAATACAAGAGCAACTAAAAAGAAACAAATATGTAGTCGCTGTGGACAGTAATTTATTTCTTTATGCAAATACTGAGAACCCGTTGCACTATCTAAGATATAGTTTTAACGGTGTATTTCCTAGCACCGGAATCTATTGCGACTCAATAATTGATCCAACACGATGGCAAAAGATTAGCCAGCGTTTAAATTTATCATTAAAGGATTATCGAACTACTGGCGATCATATTCTATTGTGCTTACAGAGAAACGGTGGATGGTCGATGGGGAGTGTTGATGTACAAGACTGGGCAATAAAGACTATTGCTATGTTAAGACAATATACCGATAGGCCAATTGTTATTCGTCCGCACCCAGGTGACAAAGCTAGCAAAGAGTATCTAAATCCAGCAAGTCCTAAGTGTAAGATTAAATTTTCTAAAGATATTAGACTGAGCAATAATGTAAACTTAGTAGACGATTTAAAAAATTGCTGGGCAGCAGTGAATTACAATTCTAGCCCAGTTGTAGGAGCAGCCATAGAAGGTATTCCTATATTTGTAAGCGACTTAGAAAAAAGTCAGTGTACTGATGTTTCTAATAATGATCTATCGCAGATCGAAAATCCAATCATGCCTAACAGACAACCCTGGGTTGAAAGATTAAGTATGTTTCATTGGAATTTCGAAGAGCTTAAAAGTGGCGAGTGTTGGTCCCATATGAGATCATATGTTAAATAATAACAATGTACAGATTTCAAATCACCGAGGCCGATTATCAAAATAATCATTGGACAGCAGGCTTTAAAAATATAGAAATTGTTAAAGACTGGCATTCTATATCACCTTCTATCCCT